TGATGTGGTGACTGTTACAACACCAGCAGATGCAGGCGAAACACTGAAACCAGTTCCGAAGTTTACAGTTCCAATAGTTCCTACGAGTGTGCCACCCTCTCTAATGATAATACCACTACCAGATGCAGTGATACCTGTCAGTCCAGATCCATCTCCAACAAATGTTGCACCAGTAACAATACCAGTACAGTTGATATTACCAACTAAGATGTCTGGTTTACCATCTAATCCTTGTGAAAGAGAAGCGATACCAGCAGATGCTGCGTATGCAACAGAAATATTAGTTAATCCAGAACCATCACCTGTAAATGATATTCCAGTTACAACACCAACTCTATAGTTTTCAGTTCCAGTTCCAACTGATTGATCTTGATTCTTGTTGACTAGTTCATTCCAACCAGCGTGTGCATAGTATGCCTTACCTGTTTCGTGAACGTGAGCAAACTGACCATGATATGTGGATGATGATGGTAGAGATGCGTAGGTTGACCATAAGAATGGTAACAAGTTATCCGTTGCAGTTCCATCTAATCTGCCTTGTAGTCTAAAATTACCTAATACATTGAGTTTATATCCTTCTGTATTAGTAGTTCCAAGACCAACATTAGTAAGAGTATGAATACCAGTGGAGTTTGATCTCCAAATACTATCTGTTGATGGTAGGTTTGTAAGTTCAGATCCATCACCAGCAAACTTAGATGCAGTTACAACACCTACAGTGAAGTAGTTGCCTAGATGATCACCGTGAAGTATCTGTCTCCAACCATTGTAACCACCCATTGTGGTTCCACTGGAAACGTATGCAGTCTTAGTATTGTTTGCCCATGCAAACATACCTCTCCAAGAGGTTGCTTGAGGTAGATCACCTGTTGCGTCAAAGTCAAAACGCATCTTACTACCTTGGCCTGGGAAGGTTACAATTCCAAGACCATTGACATTATCAACAAGTATTGATGGAGTTCCTGTTAAATTCTGTGCGACTGTGGCGATACCAGCTGTGTGTGCATACCCTGCTATGGTTGCAAACCCTGTGTTACCAGTGTATGTTGCAACACCAGCCACCTTCGCATACTCGGCCACTCCTGAGTTAGTTGCAATTCCAGATGCCTGTGCGTAGGTTACAATACCAGCGACTGTGGCGAAGTTTGCAGTCAGTGCCAGTGTTGCTGTGTCAGCAAACCCAGCAGTTCCTGATGTGGTAGACACTCCAGCAACATCTGCATATCCAGATGTAGTAGAGAATCCAGATGTAAATGCAAATCCTACGGTGTCTGCAGCAGAAACTGTAACATTACCACCAAATACCTGTGTAATATCTAAGTTTCTATCGAAGTTAAGACTCTGTGCAACACCAACTAGTACACCACTATCTTTAATTACAACACCTTGACCAACAGCGGTCACACCTGTAAGACCAGAACCATCTCCAACAAAAGTTCCAGTTGTAATACCTGTTAACTGTACGTTTCCTGATACAAATAAAGCAGCGGTAGGATCCGTTGTACCGATGCCGACGTTCTTACTTGTGTATATTCCTGAGTTCCCTGCCTTCGTCCAAGTACCAGCACTCCCTGCATTGGCACTAAGGTTGTTACCGTCACCAAAGGTAGTATAAATCTCTGTAAAGTTTTGGTTTACTTTGGTTGCACCCAAGGCAAGGGAATCTCCCAGACCATCATTCGGTGTGAATCCAGTAAATATTCCCTGACGAGCCATTTAGCTAAAATTATAGAGTCCCTGTCTTCTATTTATTGATATAATAAATACGTTATGATAGCTATACTGTATCCTTTCAAAATGGACAAACTTTCTGAAGCCTATTCTGCAATTTATGAAGCCCCTTTACATCCTAATCTACAAAAGAATGAGGATAATATAAAGAAAAAGAACGAGGCATTGGCTGCTAAGAACAAACAAAGAGATGCAGACAGAGCAAAGTCTACTGCTGAGTTTCAAGCACATAAAAAAGATGTGATATCAAAGGGTGGTCGTCCTGTTGACGCTCTAGACTCTTGGCAACAAAAGAAATTAAAGAAAGAAGGTAAGTATAGAGCCGAGTGGGAGACACTTAAACTTCTAGAGAAAGAAGATTACAGAGAGACATTTGATACTTGGTTAACAGATCTTGCAGAAGAGGGATATGATATAGAGAGATGGACTGATGAAGAATTAGTAGAAGCATTTATCAATGAGAATAATCTTTGGGGTTCTAGTGATATGGTTATGGAGGCTCTTCTAGAAGAAGAGGAATATGAATTAGAAGAAGCAAAAGATAAGAAGGGTAAGGGTAGTGGTAAAAAGGATGCCTGTTATCATAAGGTAAAGGCACGTTATGATGTATGGCCAAGTGCATATGCTTCTGGTGCATTAGTCAAGTGCAGAAAGAAGGGTGCAAAGAACTGGGGTAACAGTTCAAAGAAAGAAGAAGTTGATTATAGTATTGATGAAATCTATCAAGGAAAGCACGGTCAGACTGAGAAACAGTATCAGGACAGCAGATCTGATGCTGGCAAGATGATCTCTGGTGATTCAAAGATGAGTGGTGCTAAGTACACTCATGGTAGAAGAGTGAGTGATGGTGGTGCTGGTCCTCAACCTGCTGGTGGTTCTAAGAAACCACAAGCACAGGGTAGAATGGACAGTGGATCTAGAGCAGATCTTCAGTTCCGTAAGGTAGCACTGAAGAAGAAAGAAGCAATGAAAAATGAAGAGTTTATTGATGAAACTCTTGGTTCAGTAGTATCGGGATTAGGTAAAGCTGCTGTAAGAACAGGGATCAAGGTAGGTGGAAAGACAGGTGGTAAGATAGTCAAAAATGTTATCAAACACGGTGGACAAGAACTGAAGAACCAAGCAATACAAACTGCTGGAGACGCTGCTGCCGCTGCTGTAAGAAAAGGTGGCGAGAAGGTAAGAAAACAGTTACCACAGGATGATACTAATGTCAATGAAATGGCTATGGCTAACCCAGTCAGTCAATCAAATCAAAGACAACAATTACAAAAAGCAAAACAAGCACAAATCGCAAAAAGAGCCTTGGTTAATAAGTTAATCAAGAAAGACAACAAACAAGATACAAAGTTACAACAAAAGGTAGCACAAATTCAAATGAGTAGTTTCTCTAATTGGAGAGATGAATTAGACTCACTAGATGAGAATAGAATGACTGCTTACACTGCTGGTGCTGGTGAAGGTTCCCCTGCATCAAGACCTACAGTTAGTAAGAAAGTTGCAGACAGAGCTATGAGACAATATGATACCTTCGCTTTCAAGGGTAGAAAAACAGGTGGAAAGGACAATAAAGAATACAATAAGAAGGTTTTGAAAGATAAGAAGTTTAATCAAAATACTACTGGTAGAGGACAGCCTGTACGATACCGTGATAGTTATGAGAAAGATAGAGTTGATGTTAAACAAAGTAAGCTTACACAAGGAACAGGATCATTCAAGGACTTGGGTAAGAAAAAATGAAGAACTTCCAAGACTTCCAAGAGGCCACTCGATATAAAAAAGAGATGGGCTATGACAAAGGTGGAACTAAAAAACCATCATCAAAATCTAAGGACTCTGTATTAGATGCAGTAAAGAAATCTATCACAGACAAGTATGGCAAGGGTGCCTTTATGAGGAGTGGTAGTAATCAACAGAAGAAAGTCAAAGGTCAGAAGACTGATGGTGAAGGTAAGTATCTCAAACAACATAAGGCAAAACAACAACTCAAGAAAGATGCCAAAGAGATGGGTTATGGTGATGATACAAAAGGGTATGTAGAAACAAGAGCAAGATATGGTAGTAAAGAAAACATGAAATCTGGTAGGGGGTTAGGTACTTGACATGCCATCAGTCTCAAAAAAACAACAAAGGTTCATGGGAATTGTTCGAGCGGCTCAAAAAGGCACTCTCCCGAAGGAGAAAACGTCGCCTGAGGTTCAAAGAGCTGCTTCCAGCATGAAGAAAAAAGATGTAAAGAAATTTGCATCCACTAAACACAAAGGATTACCTGAGAAAAAAGTGACTAAAGAATCATTTAACGAAGATTACGTCAAGGAATTGGAAGACGGTCTAGTTAAGATGGACTACCCTAGCTATGATGAGGTAGATGAGTTGATGAAAAAGATTGCCAAGGACAATGGTATTGATACCACTGTTTTACACATGGCATTTAAGACCAAACATCTCATGGTTCCAGATGATTGGGCTAAAAAGAAGATGTTTGAACCTGTCATGATTCCTAAGACACCAGCAGTTGCAGAGGCAAAGAGGCCAACTATTGATGAATTAGATAAAAGGTATCAAAAGAAAGAGAATCCAATAGTTAAACTTGGTGCAGAAATTTTAAAATCAAATTTAAAATCAAAACAAGAAGAAGTAGATGAAGGTAAAAAAGGAAGATTTGAAAAGATTGGTGGTGCCGTGGCTGGTACTGCTGGAAGTATCGCTGGTGGTCTAGGTGGTGCTGCTGCCATGGGAACTGCTGGTAGTGCAGTACCTCTTGCAGGCACTGCTGCAGGGGGATTCGCTGGAGGAGTTTTAGGATCAATCGCTGGTGGTGA